CGCCTACCTGCTCGGTATTTGGGATTATGGAAAGAGTTTTGAACTCCATCGAAAATCAGTCTCCTTCGTCGCCTGTTTCGCTCGTGCCGTCTGCAAAATCGTAGGTGAGCGTGCAACCGCAATTTGGGTGCAAGGGCGGATATCCTACATCTTCATAATCGAGCGCCATTTTGGGACCATCGTCGTCGAGTTTGATTTGATCGCCCTGGCTAAAAAAGTCCGATTCGATATCAACAGTCTTACCGTCTACCTCAGCGCAAAACTCACAACAGGCAGCATCGGCAGACCAAACTTTGCGAACCGCGCCGGCGTCCTGCGCTTGATAATGCCGACCGGCCTCCTGTGCTCGTGCTGTTTCCGTGCGCGCTATCATCTCAGCACGCGCCCGCGTAATGTCGGGCAGCGCCTGCTGAACGTCGTCTCGAATCTCGCGCAGCGTTTTGCCGTCGGCGATTTTATCGCTGATGATCTGCCGAAGTGTGCGCTCAGTGGTGCCGTTGATTTGCTTTGCAAGTCGAATTGTGTAGTTGCTGAGGAACTTGATCGACTCCGGGTTGTGGACATTCCACGAGGCCGCTATGCCGAGTTGGTGAGCCATTTCATCCGCGCCGACAGCGAGTAGCGTCTGCAGTTTGGAGTCGAGCAGCGCCTTGAGGCGAATGTCCCACGAATCGTAATCGGGGAACATGTGATGAATCACATCGTTGGTAGTCATCAGCCATCAATCGCCTTGTTGAGATTGTCGACTCCCTCGTGCAGTTGTTGACTGAAAAACTCATCCATTGTAGCCGCCAGGCTCACCTCGTGCGGGCTCATTGCGGGGAGCGTTTTGTGTTCCAAGCCACAACCACACGCATTCTTTTTCACCGTTCCTGCCTCCGGCACGGGCTCAGTGAACGGGGTCATTTGTGGCTTTGCGAATTCGTCGCCTGCAGGCGTAGGTTCCAAACCCGCTTCCTCGCGTGCTTCGTTAAGTGTTATCAGCCCGCTTTTGTAAGCGACGCTTGCGCGGGTCCAGATCGAGGACCGAAAATCCTCTTGATTTTTGCGGACTGGCGCAAGAGCCTCGCAGGCATCCCAACACGGCTGCAGTTCAAGATCGTCGCCATACTGCGGCACGAACGTATGGTTAAGCTCGTCAGCGATATAGTCGACAAGCGGAACAACGGTCTCGGTGTAAAGCGACAGCCGCGCCGTTTCATAGTTGGAGTATTTCGCGAGCTCGGTATCACCGTAAAGAACCGGGGGCACCCCGAAGATCGCGCATATCTCGCGTGCGCTCAGGTTCAGCCCATCGAGCCAACTGATTTCGGCAGGCGTGAGCTCCAACGGCGTGAACGTGGTTCCATCAGTAAGCAGGATCGATTTGCCCGCGTTGCGGGCACCCTGGTAGTTATCGGTCAGCTCAGATTTAAGCCGTTTATAGGTTGCATCGTCAAGCCGGGCGTCGGGCGGCGTTGTGAAGACGCCGGATAACTTCGCGCCGTTCTGCAGAAGGTTGTTGTTCCATTCACGGCCCTTGTTATTCAGATCGATGGACCGCGCGCCAGGCCGTAGCGGGCTCAGACCGTTAATCGTGCGCCGAGGGTTCGTGCACTGCAGGAACACCATCTGATTGAGGCCAATACTCTGCGCGGCTTCATCGGCCCCACCCGAATACAGGAAATAGGGCTCGCGAAAATCGTTGTATTGCTGAATCACGTAGTCAGGCCGAAGAACATACATCTCAGTTGCCGGGCGATTGGGCGCGCCATAGAGATTGATGAATGATCGGCCCGCGAGCAGATAATCCGTGATCGCATATTGGAGGATACCAGACCAGCCCTGCATAACGTTGGGCCGGTCCATAATCGTCAAAATCGGGTGATCTTCGATCTCTTCTGCAGTTTTTTTGTTTATGAGCTTCCACGGAACGCGCGCCGCCGTGTTTGCCACAAGGTTGATGCAGAAGTAGACGCACGAGTTGAGCTCATAGCCCTCGGTGAGATACGCGCCGAAGTTGTTCATCGAAGACCAATTCGCGCCCACATCGCCGTAGGGGTAGAGCGACATGAACGTATTGCCGATGCTCTTGCGTTCGCTTGCGCGAAGCGCGCTCTTGGGCACATAACCGAGTCGTCGAAGAACCTTATCGAACATAGGGTATCCTAAACCGCGTCAACTCGCGGATTGTAAACAGGTCGGAGAAGTTCGCTTGAAAGCGCCTGGGAAGTGGCATCAACTTGGTCATCATTCGGCGCGCCAGGGAATGTCGTGAGCTCAGTCACCCACTCATCAGCCCAATGTGCGCCTTGCTTGATGTGGACATTGCCAGCCTCGAAAAGCGGCAAAGTGGCCTGCAGTCGGGTTGTCTTGTCTTTTGCCACTATAACCGGCACAAGGCCTGCGATTTGCGGTCTCAGCGTGTCGATTAGAGCCTTGCCGTTTGCTGCGGACTCAATGAGTTTCCGTGTGGCCTCCGGGTATCGCTCGCTCAGCCGCTTGAGCTGCGCAAGTTGCTCAGGAAAGTCCCATCGGCCTCTAACCTGGTCTACCAGGTAGGCGTCAGCCCCCACAATAGCCCACACCTGCCCGACTGCATAATCCGAGGTCGCCGACTTGCCAAACGGTAGGTCCCACGACTGCACCCATCGATTGATGTTCGCGGGCAGCACCGTATACCAGCGCAACCACTCTTTTTTTACGAGATTGCCTTCTGCCGGCGCGGGCCGCTGCTGGAGCTGGCCTGCAGTGCCATAGCTGCCAAGATCGCGCTTGAGTTGGGCAAGTTCCGCTGGCCCGATCCGTTCCGGCCAAAGCAGGTCGCCCTCTTCGGTTCGCCAATCGTCTGCACACAAATGAGGGTGTTCAGGCTCAAACTCTGCCGGCAAGCACAGATGTGTCCAGCCGCCCCGCGCAAGCAGGTGTCCGCACAAATCCTCTTCGTGGATTCGCTGACCGATGATGACCTTGACGGCACGCTTGAGATTGTTGGGCCGCGTGCTAATCGACTGATCGTACCAATCGAGCACATTCTGCCGCTCGGCTGCTGATGTGGCGTCCGCAACGTTGTGCGGGTCATCAATCACGATGATGTCGCCGCCCTCGCCAGTGGTGCCTGAATCAGGCGAGGTCAGCAGCGAGACCCCGTTATGGTCGTTCTCGAACCGCGTTTTTTGGTTTTGGTCTGAACTGAGCGCGAATCGGTCGCCCCACCGCTGTTGATACCAGGGCGATTCAATCAGCCGCCGACGCTTGATATTGTCGCGAATAGCAAGCTGCAGCGAGTATGAACCGAACATCCACTGAATATGAGGCAGGTTCGCCGGTCCCCACATCCACACAGGCCAGAAGACGCAGGTCAGCAACGACTTCATGTGACGCGGCGGTATGTTGATAATCTCGGATTCAGCGCCGCTAGTGTCGTTCGGGGTGAGCCGCTGCAGGTGATCGCAGATTATGCGAATGTGGCGACCGTCAACAAACTCGTGGCCCGGTTCTACAACGTGCCAGGCCTGCTTGACGAACTCGTAGAATGATCGTTCAGCCCGCTTGCGTGCTATCTCCTCCCGGAGTTGGGATTTCGACAATCCGTTCAAGGGCGTCAAGTTGTTCATCGTTTAAGCCGTTGAGAAATTCTTCAAGATCGTCTTCGCTTCGAGTTGTGATCTTGCCTGCGTGCTCAATTTTTAGATTGTCGCGGTAGGTTTGCGGTTTCGCCGCCTTGAGGATGAAAATCAGTAGGGTATCGCTGTATTTCCTGATCGAGCCGACTTCACGGCCACCCTGATAGACTGGTTCTTCAACGCCGTCCAGCGCGCGGCGTCGTGCTTCCATCTCTAATTCTCCGACTGCAACATCAATTGCCTCATCCCATTTCCGGGCAAACTCAGGATCATCCACACGCCGGTTATAGATTGCTGTGCGCCCTACATCAGCGGCCTTAGCCGCGTAGGCGACGACGCCGGATTGTGCCAGTTCCGCGAGAAACAGACTCATTTTTGCAATGGTGAGTTTTCGGCACATCTAGCGCACCCGTTTTGCCGCGTATTCTTTGCGGTCAATTTCGTCCATGATTTTCATAATGTCGCGAACAATCACCGACGTTTCGGGGAAAACGATTTTTCGCTCTTCTTCGATTCGCCGAGCGACCTGCAGGCGGTCGCGTTCAATGTTCAGCAATTCCCGCAAAACATCCAACGGCTGATCTAACTGCGGTGGATCGCCTGCCCTCGGCCTCGTCTTATCGTCAACCATTCGGTACTCCTAATGCAGGGGTGCATGAGTGCATGGCAATCATCGCACAAAATCATAATATTTGCCGGTTCGTAAACCAGTTCGGCGCAAATGCCGGTCGCCGACACCGGAATGATATGATGTCCGTGGGTGGCCGGCTCACCACAAGCCTCACAGACGCAGCCGCGTTCAAGTCGAATCTCTTTGAGTACTCGAATGTAACGAGCCATCGCAGATGCATTA